TGCGGAATCTATACAACCGCGCGCGCGAACCTTATCCCAGGCCGAACCGGGCGACCCGGGCGGCAGCGCTGCAGAGTGGGTCAAGCCGTCGGCGCTCAAGCCATGGCCGCAGAACCCGACCAGAGATGACCCCGCGTCGGTGCGCCGCGTCGCTGAGTCGATCAAGCGCTTTGGCTTTGGCGCGCCGCTGGTCGCGCGCAGAGCCAACGGCGAGGTCATCGCGGGGCATACGCGACTGCGCGCGGCCAAGCAGCTCGGCCTCGAGCTCGTGCCTGTGCGCTACCTCGACATCAGCGAGAAGGACGCGCACGTGCTGGCACTGGCTGACAACCGTCTCGCCGAGCTTACCCAGCGCAACAACGCTACGCTCGCTGAGCAGCTCAAGGAGCTCGATCCAAGCGACCAGCTGCTCGCCGGCTATACGGGCGGCGATGTCCAGGCGCTGCTGCGGGAGGTGGAGGGCGAGGCCGATGTCATCGAGGACGATGTGCCCGAGCCGCCCAATGTGCCGGTGACCAAGCCCGGCGATGTGTGGCTGCTTGGGCGGCATCGGGTGGTGTGCGGCGATAGCACGCAGTCCGATGTCGTGGCGCAATCGCTCGACGGCGGCGTGCCGTTCATCATGGTGACCGACCCGCCGTATGGTGTGAATTACGATCCGGAGTGGAAGCACGAATCCGGATTGCATAGGACGCTGACCCCACGTACGGGCCGTGTCGAGAATGACCACCGGGCTGACTGGACGCCGGCATATAAACTCTTCCCTGGTGGCGTCGCTTACGTATGGTGTCATCCGTTGCGATTGAGTGTCGTCGCCGAGAATCTCGAGCAGTCACAACTTGGGTCGCGCGCACTGCTGGTGTGGCGCAAGCCTGCGTTTGTCATCGGTCGGGGCCACTACCATTGGCAGCATGAAGTTTGCTGGTACGCGGTTCGCGCTGGCACCAATGCGCAGTGGTGCGGCGGTCACGATCAGTCGACCGTATGGGACATCAGCCGGAAGGATGGCAGCGCGCAGACCGAGCATTCCACGCAGAAACCGGTGGAGTGTATGGCCCGCCCCATCCGCAACCACGGCGGCGCAGCAGACGACGTGTACGATCCGTTCATGGGCAGCGGCACGACGCTCATCGCCGCTGAGCAGCTAGGGCGCCGGTGTTTCGGGATCGAGCTCTCACCCGCCTACTGCGACGTGATCATCCAGAGGTGGGAGCAGCTCACAAGGGGGAAGGCGCGCCGTGCCTAAGGGCGTCTACCTTCGCGACTCGAGCAAGCGTCCGCGGACGGTGAAGTCGTGCCCGGTGTGCGCGAGCAGCTTTCCAGTGCGACGCCTTGCGCAACAATACTGCTCGCCGAGGTGCAAGGCGGGAGCGCAACGGACAGGCCGCAGGGTGCTCCGGCGAACACTGCCGCACGCGCGCGGCGCTCAGAGCCTCGTCGCATATCACGTGCGAGCAGGAAACCTTGTGCGGCCAGCAAGGTGCGAGCAGTGCGATAGACCGGGCCGGATCGAAGCGGCTCACTACGACTACAAAGACAAGCTGCGAGTCAGGTGGCTCTGCCGCAGTTGCCACGTTCGTTGGGACAGGGCGGAGCCGAAAGGAGCTACCGTGATCGTCGAGCGCTGGCAGAACCTCACGGGCGGCAAGGCCGAGCGGGGGGCAAGCTAGAGCCATGCCCGCGCGCAGCAAATACACGGTCAAGGCCGGCGATGCCATCTGCAAGCTGATCGAATACGGGGTCACCATCGAGGCAGCGGCCGAGTCCGAGGGCGTGAGCCGCAAGACTATCTACAACTGGCGCGACGCGGGGCGGGCCGGCACGAGCAAGGCGATGGTGCACTTCGCGGCCCAGCTCGAGCGTGCGCTCGCGGCGGCCGAGACCAGGCTCACCCTCAACGTGATCAACCGCGCCAAGGACGACTGGCGGGCCGGCGCGTGGTGGCTGGAGCGGCGGCGGCCTGACGTGTACGGCCCTCGCAGCCGCGACGACGTGCAGGCTGACGGCTCTGGCAACAAGTCAGACGTGCAGTTCTACCTGCCGGACAATGGGCGACGGCCGAGCAAATAGATCCTCCGGGCTCGAGGTCCGGCCGCAGAACGGATCGCAAGAGCGGTTCCTGGCGAGCCGCGCAGACATGGTGTTCTACGGCGGCGAGGCCGGCTCGGGCAAAACCAGCGGGCTCGCGCTCGAGTGCCTGCGTAACTACGACGTCAAGGGGTTCTCTGCAGTCTGCTTTCGTCGGACGAGCAACCAGCTGCGCGGGCCGCAGTCGCTGTGGGAGCTGATGCAGGAGTGGTACCCGGCGCTGGGTGCAGTGCTGCGCGAGACGCCGAACCCATCGGCCACCTTCCCGAGCGGCGCCAAGGTGCATCTCGATCATCTGCAGTACGACACCGACAAGCTCAAGCACCAGGGCAAGGGCTACGGCTTGATCAACTTCGACGAGCTGCCGCACTTTCTCGAGTCGCAGTTCTGGTACCTGTTCAGCCGCAACCGCAGCACCAGCGGGGTGGCGCCCTACGTGCGAGCGACGATGAACCCGACGGCTGACACGTGGGTCAAGAAGATGATCGCGTGGTACCTCGACGAGCGCGGCGAGTTCATTCGGCCCGAGCGCTCGGGGGTGATTCGGTACTTCTACCGCGTCGACGATGACCTCGTGTGGGGCGACTCTGCCGAGGAGCTGCGCGCGCGCTTCCCGCATCTGCGCCATCCGCCGATCAGCTTCACGTTCATCCTGGGCCTGCTCGCTGACAACAAGATCTTGCTCGAGAAGGACCCCGACTATCCCGCGCGGCTACTGGCATTGCCGCGGGTCGAGCGCGAGCGGCTGCTTGGCAGCGGCCAAGGCGGCAGCTGGCTCATCCGTCCCGCCGCTGGGCTGTACTTTCAGCGCAGTTGGTTCCGCGTCATCGAGGCCGCGCCCACCGACCTGGTGGCCGTTGTCCGTGCCTGGGACAAAGCGGCGACCCAGGTCACCCCGGAGCGCCCGGACCCGGACTGGACGCGCGGGGTCAAGATGGGGGTCACGCGCTCGGGGCGGTTCGTCGTGCTGCACATCGAGTCGCTGCGCGGCTCGCCGCACCAGGTCGACCGCGCGATGCAGAACATCGCCGCGCAGGACGGCAGCGCCGTCAAGGTCTGCCTCTGGCAAGACCCGGGCGGGGCGGGCGTGGTGGACGTCGCGCACATCAAGAGCATCCTGGCTGGGTACTGGGTCGAGTCGGTGGTCGCCCGCGAGGACAAAGTCAGCTATGCCGGGCCGTTCTCAACCCAGGTCGAGGCCGGCAACGTCGACGTGCTGGCCGGGTCCTGGAACGAAGCGTTCTATGCCGAGCTCGAGGGGTTCCCGGACGCAGCGCACGACGACCAGGTCGACGCGTGCTCCCGGGCAATGCTGGCCCTTCACAAGCCGGGCGTCCTCGCATACCAGAGCGCCATGGATGCGCTCAAGGTGGAGCTCTTGTCATGAAGGTCGTGCAGCGCCTCGACAGCTGGGTCAACGCGCTGACGGGCCTCGGGGGCCTACGCGACAAGCTCAGCTACCATCAGATCCTACCCGGCGTGCGCCTCACCGACGGCGCGCTCGAGGCGCTCTACGACACCGACGACATCGCCGCCAAGATCGTCGACAAGCTGCCGCGCGACGCCACCCGCCGGGGCTTCACGCTGGAGTTCGAGGGCGAGAGCGACGACGAGAGCGCCGCCGCGATGCGCGCGCTCTACGCGCAGCTCGAGGACCTGGCCGTGCTGCCCAAGCTGCGCGAGGCATGGATCTGGGCGCGACTGTACGGGGCGGGCGCGGTGTACATCGGCGCCGACGATGGTCTGCTGCCCGCTGAGCCGTTGGCCGAGGACAAGATCGTAGAGGTGCGGTTTCTCAACGTGCTGAGGCGGCCGCAGTTGGAAGTGCGCAAGCGGTACAGCGACATCCACGGCCCGAAGTTCGGGCAGCCAGAACTGTACGCCGTGCGCCGCGCTGATGTCCGCAGAGACGCAGCGGCGGAGGTCCTCATCCATGAAACGCGGTTGGTCTTCTTTCCAGGCGCCCTCACAGCGCGCAGCGAGCAGAGCGCCGGCGACTGGGACAACTCGGTGCTGCAGCGCCCGCACGATTGCCTCCGGCAAAGCGCGAGCAGCTGGCAGTCAGCCGCGCATCTCTTGACCGACGCAAGCCAGGCCGTGCTGAAGATCGATCACCTGTCTGAGATCATTGCGACCGGCGGCGAGGCGCGGCTGCGGGCGCGCATGGAGATCATGGACATGGCGCGCTCGGTGTGCCGCGCGATCCTCGTCGACGCAGAGCGCGAGGAGTTCACCCGCGTCGCTACGAGCTTTAGCGGGCTGCCCGAGATGCTCGACCGCTTCATGATGCGCGACGCTGCGGCAGCCGAGATGCCGGTGGCGCTGCTCTACGGGCGTTCGGCTGCCGGCTTGAACGCCACCGGCGAGAGCGACACGCGCGGCTGGTACGACGTGGTCGAGGACGCGCAGAACGACGTGCTGCGGCCGCGGCTCGAGCGCGTGGTACGGGTCTTCATGCTCGCCAAGAACGGCCCGACGCATGGTCAAGAGCCCGAGAACTGGAAGCTTACGTTCAACTCGCTCTGGCAGCCCACCGGGAAGGAGCGGGCCGAGACGCGCAAGATCAACGGCGACACCATCGCCACCCTGGTCAATGCGCAGGTGATGCTACCCGAGGAGGGCGCGCTCGACCTGGCGCAATCGGGCGACTTCTCAACGATCGACGTCGAGGCGCGCCAGCAAGCGCTCGAGGTCGAGGCCGAGCTCGCGGCCGACCCGGAGGGCATCGACCCAGAGACAGGGGCCGCCCCGGTTGCTGACGAACCCGCCGCCGCCGATCCCGCCGACCCCAAGGTGCAGGACACGGCGCTCAACGGCGCGCAGGTCACGTCGATGATCGAGATCGTCACGGCGGTCTCCTCGGGGCAGATCCCGCGCGCGACGGGTGTCCAGATGCTCACCTTCGCGTTTCAGATGACCGAAGCTGAGGCCGAAACGCTCATGGGCGAGACGGGCGCAGGCTTCACTCCAGCGGCCAGCTCTACGCCGCCGCCACCGCCCACGTCTGCCGCGCCGCCGGCGGAAAAGTAATGCGCGCGGTCGACCGCGGGTGGCTGCAACTGGCCCTGATGGGCCGTCCAGCCAAGCGACGCAAGCGCCCGGTGCCCCAGGCACGACAGCCGTCAGCGCCGCGCGTCGCGTACCTGCACGGTATCTTGCAGATGGTCGACGCGATGCACGCCCGCGTGCGGCAGGACCTGCTGCCGGCGCTGCGCCCCATCATCGAAGCGCACAACGCGCTGCGGCCTGACGCCATGCAGCTGCGCATTGACGCGACCGGCAGCCGCACAGCCGCCGAGATCGAGCGCATTCGCAAGGACCTCGAGCGCGTGATCCCCGTGCGCAGGATTGCGCTGCTGGCCGAGCAGAATGCCCTGCGCGTTGCAGAGCACAGCCGCAAGGAGCTCAACCGGCAGGTTCGCACGGTCGCAAACATCGACGTGCACGCCGACCCGACTGTCCTTGCCGAGCACGTCGAGGCGTTCGTCGAGGACAACGTGCGCCTGGTGAAGTCGCTCCTGACCGGCGAGCTCGACGACCTCAAGGGCATCGTCCTGCGTGGCGCGCGGGCCGGGCTTCGGTACGAGGATATCGCCGACGACATCGTCGAGAAGTTCGGCGCCACCAAGCGCCGCGCCGCGCTCATCGCTCGCGATCAGGTCACGACGCTGAACGCTGAGCTCACTCGCATCCGGCAGCAGCAGGTCGGGATCGAGCAGTACACCTGGTCGACGGTCAAAGACGAGCGCGTGCGCAAGAGCCACCGAGCGCTCGAGGGGACTACGCAGCGCTGGGACGCGCCACCCACCGTCGACGGCGAGCCGGCGCACCCCGGGCAGCCGATCAACTGCCGGTGCCAAGCGATTCCGGACGTCGATGCTGTGCTCCGCGAGGCCGGGCTGCTCACGGGTACGACCGACCCCCCGCCCCCACCCAGCATGCCGCCGCGCCGGCCGTCGCTGGTGCCGCCCCCTGCGCCCGCGCGCCAGAGGAAGCGCCGCCGCTGACGAGATTGGGGTGAGGGTAGGCAGCGCACGACGCTTGACACCCCGAAAAGCCGCGCATACCAGCGGCCTCGTGCTTGTTCATCGGTACGACGTAGCTGAGATCGGTAGGCCAGTGCGTACCCCGCAAGGGTTTCTCAGGGTGCCTGCGTATGTGACTCGGGCTGGCGTGCTCGAGTACAAGCGCGCCGACGGGACCACCGTCCGTGAGCTGCGGCACCCCGACGAAGTGTTCCGGCCCGCGTCGCTCGAGTCGCTGTCGGCTGCGCCGCTCACTGACCTGCACCCCAAAGAGATGGTCAGCCCGAAGAACGTCCGTTCACTGCGGGTCGGGCACGTCGGCGAGGCAGTGCGGCAGGACGGCCATCGCGTCGCAGCGACAGTCACGATCGAGGACGAGCAGATGATCGCACTGGTCGAGCGCGGCGAGCGCCGCGAGATCAGCTGCGGCTATGCGTGCGCAATCGATGCGACGCCGGGCGTATGGGACGGCGAGCACTACGACGCAGTGCAGCGCGACATCGTGTACAACCACGCCGCGCTCGGGCCGCGCAACTGGGGACGCGCCGGCAGCGAAGTCGCGCTGCGCCTCGACTCTGGCGACGCGATGACCGCGACCGCCTATGGTGCGCCGCCCGAGCGGCGGGATGACGGGACAACGGACCTGCCGGGAGGTGACGCGCAGATGGATCACGTAACGATTCGAGTGGATGAGCTCGACGTCCAAGTGCCCAAGCAATGGGCGCAGGTCATCGAGAAAGCGCTCAAGCAGCGCGACGACGCGCTCACTGAGCGCACCAAGGAGCGCGACACCGCGCAGGGCCGGCTCGACGCGCTCACCAAAGAGCACGAAGAGGTCAAAAAGCAGCTCACGGCGGCCGCAGATCCCGCGCGCGTCGACGCTGCAGTGCATGCGCGAGCGACGCTGCTCGAGCAAGCGCGCAAGGTGCTGCCCGCCGAGCACAAGTTCGACGGGCAGACGCCCCGCCAGATCCACGAGGCGGTGCTCACCAAGCTCGATGCCAAGCTCGATCTCAAGGGCAAGAGCGACGAGTACGTGAGCGCGCGGTTCGATCACGCGATCGAGTCCGCCCCAGCGCACGCGAGCACCGGGCGCAACGATGCGCTCGATCGCTCGCGCGCGGCCACCACCTCGAACGGCACGCAGTCCACCCCCGCTGCTCGGCGAGACGCCTTCGTCCCCGACTGGCAAAAGCCGCTCGCCACGAGCAAGGACCGGCCCTGATGCAAACCTCATACGACTACGCGCAGCCGGTGGCGGTTCTCGGGTTAGTCACCGAGGACTTCACCAAATACACCGATACCGTGATCCCGCAGGTCGAGGTCAAGGTCGGCAAGTTGCTCACCGCAGATAAGACCGCCGGCAAGGTCCGCAACGCTGCGACGCTGCCGGCCGCTGCGGCCGAGATCACCAAGCCCGGCGCGATGGGCATCACGTTCCTCGATCCCACCCGCGAGGGCTGCTGCGACGAATTCCCGGCACTGCGGCCCATCGGAGTGATCCGGCGCGGCCGGCTCTGGGTGCTGGCTGAGTCCGCGGTCGCGCGCTGGACGCACCCGTTCGTGCGCTTCGCTGCCGGCCCAGGCGGGACTGAACTCGGCAGCTTCCGAGCCGACGCAGACACCGCCTCAGCGGCGGAGTTGACGCACGCAATCTTTCTCACCGACGCCGGCGCGGGCGACCTCGTGTTGGTCGAGATCGACCTGTTCTAAAGACGCGCGAAGGAGACCACCACCACCATGCTCGTGCAACTTCAAACACTGGCGCCCTACAGCCGAGACCAGATCGCGGGCGAACTCAGCGGGCTCTCGAGCGAGCGGCTCGATGCCGTCGAACTCGATCGCATCTATACGGCGATGATCGTGCACCGCGCCGAGCTCTACGGCGCCGATCGGCTCGACGCCAACGAGACCATGATCCTCGAGCACCAGCTCGAGCAGATGCGCGCGCGGTCAGTCGACGTGCAGCGGCCCGAGTTCAAGGCGCGCCGCCTGGTGCCGGTCACATCGGAGATCGACCCGGGCGCCGAATCCTGGGCGTACTCGATCTGGGATCGCGCGGGCATGGCCAAGGTCGTCGCCAACTACGCCGACGACATCCCCAAGGTCGCCATGTTCGCCAAGAAGTACACGCACACGATCGAGACCATCGCACTCGGTTATGAATGGAGCTGGCTGGACCTGCTCCGCACCGCTCGCGCAGGTGTCCCGCTGCGCGCCCGCAAGGCCGACGCAGTGCGCACGGGCTTCGAGTCGAAGATCGACGAAATCGCCGCCATCGGCATCAAAGAGACTGGCCTCACCGGCCTGCTCAACAGCGCCAACGTACCGCAGATCAACGCAGCCCCGCCGGCCACCGGCACCTCGTCTGCATGGGGCGGCGCGGACAAAAAGCCGCCCGAAGTCCTCGCCGACCTGATCGCCATGGAAGACGCGATCATAAGCACCACCAAGGGCGTGCTCAGCCCCGACACGCTGGTGCTGCCGCTCGCCCAATACCGTTACATCACTCGGACGCCGCTCTATGCCGTGGCGCCTGCGAACCCCACGGACACGATCCTAAAGGTGTTCCTCGAGCAGTCCCAGACGGTGCGCAACGTGGACTGGTGGCACTTCGCCGCCACCGCCGACGGCGGCAGCCCGCGCGCAGTCATGTATCCGCGCAACCCGTCGGTGGTGCACCTCGAGATCCCGCAAGAGCAGCAGGAGCTCCCGCCACAGCACAAGAACCTATCCTTCGAGATCAACTCCGTAGGGCGCATCGGCGGCGTGGCGTTCGAGTACCCGCTCGGCGCCGTCTACATGGATGGAATCTGATCATGGCGAACCAAGTCACCATCAAAAACAAGACCGCGCATGTGAAGCAGCTGCAGTTCGGCAACGGACAGACGATCACCGTGCCGCCCACCGCCGAGGGCACTCCCGGCATCGCTGTGACGTTCGATAGCGACGAGGAGCACAAGCGGTTCCAAGCCGCGCTCGGCAGCGCGGTCGTGAAGCGGTGGATCGAGCGCAAGGAGATCGAGGTCGAGGGCGCCACCGCAACCGAAGCGCCATCGCCGACGCAGCCGCCGCCCCCGCCGCCCCCGCCGTCGCCACCACCGCCACCGTCGTCGCCCCCCGCGCCGAGCCCAGCAGAACCCACGCCGAGTCGGCACTTCGGCCGTCGAGGCGACAGGGAGTAAACGAAGGTGGCCGTGACCGTCGAACAGATCAAGACAGAGTTCCCGGAGTTCGCGAACACGAGCGACGTGATCATCTCCGCCAAGATCGCCGACGCGTCTGGGCAACTCTACCCAGGCGGGTGGGGAGCCAGCTACGACCAAGCGGTGAAGTACCAAGCCTGTCATCTGATCGCGTGCTCGCCCGGCGGCGAGTTCGCGCGCCTCGATCCGAACAAAGAGCCCGACGGCGCGACCACTCTGTACGAGCGCCGTTACAACGAGCTGCTGCAGGGCGGCGTCGTCGGAGCCATGGTCGTGTGATGAGCGGCGCGACCCTCAAAGTCACCGACAAAGACGAGGGCTGGGACGCCCTCAAAGACCGCGTGCTCAAGCTGTCGACGCCCGGCGCGTTCACTCTCGTGGGCGTGCAGGGACAGCAAGCCGCGGCCGCGCATCGCGAAGCCGCCCCCATGACGGTGGTCGATCTGGCAGTGGTGCACGAGTTCGGCGCTGTGATCCGGACGTCCCGCGGCAAGGAGATCGTGATTCCACAGCGCAGCTTCATCCGCGCGACCATCGACGAGCACGCCGCCAAGCTGCAGCGCACCGCGTCGGCGCTGGGGCAGGGCGTGCTGATCGGCAAGTTCCAGACCGGGCAGGCGCTCGAGCTGCTCGGGCAGCAAGGCGTCGGGCTCATCAAGCAGCGGATCGCTGACGGGATCGCGCCGCGCAACGCGGACTCAACCATCGCGCGCAAGAAGTCGAGCACACCGCTCGTCGATACCGGGCAGCTGCGCGGTTCGATCACCCATCGCGTCGAGGGCGGCTGATGGATTGGCAGCTCTTACATGACGGCCTCCGGCAATGGTTCGCAGACGTCAGCGGCGTCGCGCTCACTGAGATCGCGTGGCAAGGCGACCCCGTGGGCATGCGCAGCTACCCGTGGGCTGAGCTCACGCTGCTCGGGCAGTCGGCCGAGCCCGGCACCGACGAGGTGCGCGCCACCGATCTGGGCAGCGACCTTGCGATCGAGGTGGTCGGCAACCGCCGCCTGACGCTCAGTTGCAAGATCGTGTCGCGCGATCAGCGACCGGCATACCGCGCGTATGCGCTGCTCGAGCTGGTGCGAGGGCGGCTGTACTTCCCGTCATCGCAAGCGACATTCCGCAGTCTCGGCGTGGGGCTGCGCGAGAGCCTGGCGCTCGTGGACCTCGGCCGCACCCATGATCAACGCGAGGAGTCGGTAGCGTCGCTCGACGTCGCATTCAACTGGGTGAGCGCCGAGACCGACGCGCCCACCGGGACCATCGGGAGCGTGGTGCTGGGCGGCACGGTGAAGCGAGACCCCGCAGACGTCGACCCCATCATCATCGCCGACCGAGCGATTCCCTAGGAGGCGTACGCCATGAGCAGCGTGTCGGAAGTCGTTACCGTAACCATCGAGATCAAGGATGCCGCTGTCTCGCAGGCAGGCTTCGGCACCCCGCTCATCGCCGGCTACCACACCTACTGGCCCGAGCTCGTGCGGACGTTCTCCGACGCCGACGAGATGACGCTCCCGCCGCTGAGCATGCCGACGACGCACCCGATCTATAAAACGGCCCTGGCGCTCAAGTCGCAGAACCCATGCCCGCCGCAGTTCAAGGTCGGCAAGTGCGCGGGCGCCACGACGCAGACGGTCACCCTCACCCCGGGCACGCCGGTCGGCGACGAGGTGTTCTCGCTGGAGGTCGACGGCGTGGCCGTGAGCGTCACCGCAAGCACGACACCCACCATCGCTGAGATCACCGCGTCGTTGGCTGCCGAGATCAACACTGCCGTACCGAGCCTGACTGCGACGGGAAACGCAACCGACGTCAGTGTGGCGAGCGACGCGGCCGACGTGGCGCATCGCTTCGAGAACCTTTCGCCGAACCTCACCATCAAGGACGACACCCCGGACTCGACGACGGGGATCGCCACCGACCTCGCGGCCATCCGTGCCTATGATGCGGACTGGTATGGGCTGCTCCTGGATGACAGCAGCGACGCGGTGATCACGGCCGCCGCCGCGTGGGCCGAGGCCCAGACCGTGATCCTGTTCGTCAATCCGAGCGACTCCGAGATCAAGAGCGGCTCGGTCTCCGACGACGTCGGCAGCGACCTGCATACGGCCGGCTACAACCGGACCGTGACGCTCTACCACGGCAAGCCCGCGCAGTGCGCTGCAGCCGCGTGGGCAGGGCGCATGCTGCCCAAGGCACCGGGCTCTGCGACGTGGGCCAACAAGAGCCTCGCCGGCGTGGACAAGTCGCCGCTCAGCGACAGCGATCGCGGCGTGCTCAGGGGCAAGAACGTCAACTACTATGTGGATGTGAAGGGGATCGGCTTCACGCTCGACGGCCGCGCCGCATCGGGCCGGTACATCGACATCACGCACGGCATCGACTGGTTCGACGCGCGCGTGAGCGAGCGCATCGTGGCGCTGCTGGCCAACAACGATAAGGTCGCCTACACCGACAAGGGCATCGAGCTCGTGCGCGCCCAAGTGCTCGGGCAGATCCTCGAGGGCATCAGCGCGACGCTGATCGACGGCGATGCGCCCTACTCGGTGACCGTTCCGAAGGTCGCCGATATCAACCCCAACGACCGCACCGGGCGCGTCTTGCCCGACGTCAAGTTCAGCTTCGTGCTGCAGGGCGCGGTGCACAAGGTGCTCATCAACGGCACCGTTCGCACGGCCCT